AAGAGGATTGGGCAACTCAAGAAGAGCTTACTGAAATTACTAGCCAGTTGCGTGATATTTCAGTTTATAATCCAAATAAGCTTGGTTTTGAGAAGGGTATTCAGTTAGCACTCAATGATTATTTGGCGTTCTCAAAAAATCTTGAGTTAACTGCTGAAATTATTAATTCACATGAACCGCTTCTTAACTTGGCACCAAAAACTATTATGACTTTAAATGCTGGTGCTAACAATGAAAATACAGAAACTTCTTTGAATATCTATGAAAATATTGATGTAGTAAAAGATTGGTTGCGTGGTAAAATTGATGAGACATCATATATTTTAGGTAAAGCTGATAAGGATGGATATTTTATTGGTAATATTCAAGGTGATTGGATTAAGCTGACAGGAGATTATGCTTTTACAGAATTTGTCCAAAAGATGGAAGATTCAAACGATCCCTTGCGGTTTATCTTTCACATTGAGAAGTTTAAATTTGGTTTGAATGTTCCTAATATTTCTCATGAAGTTCACTCACGGGAGCGTAACCAAGTTGGTGAAAATAAAGTAACAGTTTCTATTCTTCAAATCTTTGGCCGTGCTGTTCGCACTAACTTTGGAATTGAAGATTTGAATGTAAATTTTGTATCGGATGCTGTAGATTGGCTTGTAAAGAACTACAAGGACTCTCCTATTTTTGACGAATTGCGTGAGTATATGATGTTGCAAAATTCTCACACTTTCTTTGTTCCTGACACTGAAACCTATAAAGCTGCTATTCCAGAGTGGAAGGAAGACTATTCTGCACCTCTTTCTAAGAGTCAGTTCAATAATGTTGATCGCAATGGTTATAAAAAAACCATTTCTGCTTCTAAACAAGAGCGTGATGCTGCATACAAAGCAGCACAAAAGGATCGTTGTGAACGTGAGGGCTGCAAATGCTTTGAAGACTTTGTTACTAACCCGCCAATTGGTTCTGAAGAATTTCCTCTTTCTGAGGAAGAGCGTTTAGTAAATTATAAAAAGGGTTTGCAAGTAGACCACGTTGACCGCAATCTAAATAATCTTGCGCCTGAAAATCTGAAGACTTACTGCCCTAATGCACACAGCGGTAAGACTATGAAGTATGAGGACTATATGCCTAAATGATAGATAAAATTTCATGAAAATCTCTATAGTATTAGGTAGAGGTATTGAAGGATGCGGTGTGACCAAAAATTCTGTCGAGTGGGAAACTTGGCTAGAAGATAATGGTCACACTGTAACCGTCTATGCATCTAAAGACAAAAAATGGTCAAGGAACAGCTCTCATAATATCAAGAACTTAGTTCATGTTCGATTTGACAATGACGATTTTGATCAAGTTTATGAGGGATGTAAATCCTCTGACGCAGTTATCTTCAGCTCTCTGCCATCCACGGACCATAGTCAGAAATGTATCAATAACTTCGCTAAATTATTTGATTTGAATGTTAAGAAAGTATCTTTTCAGCATGACCATAATAAATCAAGCTTGAGAAGAAATGCACAAAATCTTCTTTTAGATTCAATAGAAAAAGTAGATATGATATTTGCTCACTCTACAACGAGTGATTTTGCAGATATGGTCAAGACGCCAAACCTGTTCGACATGAGAGAAAGAGAAATACATTTACGGCAGCCTGCAATAAACTTTGCAGAGCATAAAAAATACCGAAAGCCAGTAGACCAGCAAGACCCTAAGCACCACAAATGGGTAGGAAGAACTGCACGGTGGAAAGGTTATGACTTGATGTTCAGTTGGCATAATTATCTTAAAGATATTGGCCATCTAACTACATTTGAAGGAATAGAAAAAAGTCCAGTTTTCATAGAATTCAAAAGAGATTTTGAGTTTCATGATTGCCTAGGTCTAAATCCAAATGATATAGACTTGCAAGATAGATACGGAGAAAAAGCCACTGTTTTCTCTCAATATATAAATGAGGAAATGCTAGAAAGAATGTCACGATGTGGTTTTGGATATCAGCTCAGTATCTTAGATGAAAAGTTCTTAGAGAAAAGCTTAGAGTTTACTCACTTAGAAATTGTTGCAGTTGGAGCAATACCTGTGTTCAGAAAAGAATACGGGGATATTTGTATTCATCGTTACTATGATAAACCTTTAACAGAATTAGATAGTGGAACAATATGGCTTTCTAATGACAACATGGAAGAGTGCAGAGATTTGGTGCAAGAGCTGTCTGCTAATGAAGAGCTAAGGAATGATTATAGAAATAAATCATACGAGGTATATTCTTATTATGATAGCAAATATATAATTCAAGAAATGTTTGATAAAATGGAGATGTCATGAAGCATATAATCGCACAGAATGATTTTGGAGAGAAAGCCACTTTCGATAAATGGAATGGAAAGTTTTACGACGAGTCTGATCTTGATGATATTATCCATGTAACAGAGGATACTGTTATCATGCGTCCAGATTCTACTCTTGACGGCGGGGGTGTACCTATTGCATATGTAGTGACAAATGCATTTTCGAATGATGATATGCGTGATGTTCTGTATGGGATTGAAGATAGTTCAGTTATGAGAGCGAACTGCTCAGGCCCTATTGACCCCGTAGAGATGGCAAAGAGGGGATTGATTGAGGGTGAACACTATAAACTTCGTAGCCCAAACTCCTACCATACTCGCACTAAGAGCGGTGGTTGGGGTATGATCGCATATTCCAACGAAATCAATTCAGTCATGATCGGTGTTAAAAGAGGTCGCTTCACAGGGAAGATAAATATGGCTAACCCAGACAAGTGGGAAGCACTGAAACCTCTATGTGAAGACGTTGAACGTGCATTTGAGAAAGCTGCGCCAGAGATTTACAATAGACAGAAAAGGTTCGCAGAAGAAGCAATCGCACCAGAGCATCGTCATGGTATGATCACCACCCTGAGTGCTAATCGGTACAGTGCAATGCAGAGTAAAGCCATGGGTGTTCATAGCGATGGGAAGGATGTTGAGTATACAACTATGAGTTGTCATCGACAGGGCGAATACACGGGAGCGTATCTCTCATTCCCTCGTTGGGGTGTAGGTCTTGATCTCCCAGATAACTGCGTGTGTATTGCAGATTCTAAGAGTTTACACTGTGTTACACCTATTCGTGGCGCAGGCCAGAGGTTCACCACAGTGTGCTATACAGACCTATCTACAGCGACAATAGGGAATATGGGAAAGTCAGAACGCCTGATTGGCCGGTTTGCGAAAAAAGAAGTTGGAAGTTTAGAAGACTTTATTTAATTGACACACATCAAGTTCCATGTTATATAAATAGAATATAACACACATGGAGCAGTTGAATGTCTAACCTCAATCACTATGTACGGCAAATCCGCCCAAGAACGGAAAACTATATCCCGCATGTAGATAAGGTTCAGAGTCTTTTCTCTGAGGAAACATCGCTCCCTGTTGATGTTTTTGGTGGTTTATCTTACGAGAGAAATGAACGTCAATCATCTTCTAAAAGAGATGTTATCATTGTCCGGTCTAAGGACAGAGAAACAGATAGAGATGAAATTTTAAGAAATCTTAATCAGTCTGGGATTCCTGCAAAACTAGGTTCGGGTCAATCGAGTGTTGATCCTATTGATGGCACTTATGAAGAAAAAAACTTTCGTATATTTTTAAAACCTATTTCTGGTGGTATGCAAGAAACAACTCTAAATGCAAGTATCACTGAATTATTTCCTTGCATAGCATTTGAGAAAAATTTTCAACCAAAAGACCCAACTAGTTTTCATCAATTTTTATTGAGTGTTGATGTTAAAAAATTAAGATGTGTTGGTTCTAAGGATATTGCAGCTGCCGAAGAAACTATTAACAAAGCAGATACTTCTTCTAAATTTGAAGAAAAAATGAATAATGCTATTGGTGTGTATAAATTTATAATAGATTCTTCTCAGGATAAACCAATTAAAAATGTATTCTGGGGATATAGACAGAAACCATCTGGTGTTCCAAAAAATCATCCCGGCGATATGTTTATAGAGTACAATGACGGTAAAAAGTTGGGTGTTAGTCTCAAAGCTGGCGGTAAGAAAACTTCTGAACCACAACTAAATACATATGTAACTCCCGTTTTTAATTCTTTTGGTGAAAAAGGAAAACTTAATCTTTTAATGAAAACTGCGTACAGTCAAGTGTATTCTAAAATTGACGGTATGCCACCATTAAATAAATTTATGAAGGATAGAAAAACTCAACAGGTCTTGCGAGATTTTGATAAAAAAAATAATAAACAGTATGAAGATTTTTATAATCAGTATTTAGAAATTATGAGAGATGGTATCATTGCACTATTTAACTCTAGTACGAAAAAATCTCTCAACTATATTAAAACAGAAGTTTTGAGGGATGCTCCTGATGTACCAACAATGGTTATCAAAGCAATCGGTTCATCATATGAAGAGGTAACAGATAAAGATGTTGTGGGTGTATTTCTACCACAAGTTAAATTTGTTAAGGCATATAAAAGTAGTTCTTCAAAACAAAATTGGTTCATTGAATTAAAATCTGGTGATGAAAAACTGATAATGAATATGACTATAAGAACAAACAAGTCAGGCCATGCTGGACAAAAGAAATTGGGTCAATACAGTTTGTCTGTTAAATATAACGGATTGGTAAAATGATAACACAGTCAGATTTAAATCAGGTTGAGAAGTTTGCTGACCGTCTGTTTGCAAAGGTTGGTATCGATGTAGAATTCACTCGACACTTTATGGACAGGGTGAATGATGCTCGTAATAAGAAAGATATTACACCTTCTGAACTGACTCGTCTATTCAAGCAGTCTTATTCCAAGTATGGTAAGAAGATAGCACAGCTTGGTCCTGATGCTGAAGCTGTTATCAATGACATGAGGACGAATATCAATATGCCATTTGTCCTTAATCTCAAGGGAAATGAGTTGGAGTTGGTGGCAAAAACTGTTATGCGTAAGAAAGATTTCAAGACCTCTGGTCCTAAGTTGTCTTTTGAACAGTTTAGTAATTGTTCACCTTTTGTTCTTTTAGAAGATAAGGGCGGCAAGAATCTTCACCTAGAACACATAGAGGATGAAATACTCAACTATGGTGTTGATGGTGGTAGAGCTGCAATTAACTTCCTACAATCATTGCGTGATATGTTAGCGGGTTCTGCACGTTCTAGTGTAAACATGACGGTTAAGTGGGATGGTGCGCCAGCAATCTTCGCGGGTGTTGAACCAGAGACAGGTGACTTTTTTGTTGCAAAGAAGTCTGTATTCAACGTCTCACCTAAATTATACAAGACCATAAAAGAAATTGATGATGATTTATCTGGAGCGTTAAATGAAAAGTTTAAAGTTGCACTTAAAGAGTTTTCTAAATTGGGCATCAAGGGGGTACTCCAAGGTGACCTCATGTTCACTAATGATGTGGAAACGGATACTATCGATGGCGTTAAGTATTATACTTTTCAGCCTAACACTATTGTTTATGCTGTACCTGTTGATAGCGTATTAGGTAAGACTATCAATCGTGCAAAGGTTGGTATTGTCTGGCACACCACATACACAGGGTCTACTCTACAAGGAATGAAAGCATCATTTGGTGCAGACATTAAGGGGTTGAAGAAACCTTCTAGTGTATGGATGGATGATGCAACCTATAAGGACACATCTGGTAGGGCAACATTCACTGCCAAAGAGACTGCTAAAATCACTGCCGTACTATCACAAACTGGTAAAACCTTTCAACGTATCAATGCAAATGGGTTGCGTAAGTTCTTAGTGGTACAGAATGGTATGACAGGTGCGATTGCTGGTGCATCTCTCAAGACCTACAACAACTCAAAGGTTCGTGCCGGGGAGAAGATTAGTAACCCTGCCGCACATGCGAAGGGTTATGAGAAGTGGGTGTTTGACTCCATTCAGAAACAGATTGACAAGGCTAAGAGTGACGCTGGTAAAAAGAAATATACTGACATGCAGAAAGAGTATGTGCGTGAAGTTAAGAAACATACTCAAAATCTAACACAAATTATCACTTTCCAGAACCTATTGGTAGATGCAAAGTCACAAATCGTAAATAAACTAAATAGTGTAAAGGGTTTGACCGATACTTTTATTAAGACCTCAAATGGATTTAAGGTGACAAATCCCGAAGGATATGTTGCTATTGACAGAGTTAGTGGTGGAGCGGTAAAATTAGTAGACCGCATGGAGTTCTCGTTTAACAACTTCACTGCTATAAAGGCATGGGACAAATGAAAAAGTTTAAAGAGTTAACTGAATCTCGCGGTATGGTTGTAATGGCATTTGGAAGAATGAATCCACCCACAATCGGACACCTCAAGCTTGCAGATAAAGTAAAGTCTGTTGCTGGAAGTAATCCATATAGGATTTATCTATCTCAAACCACTGGACCCAAAGACCCGCTTCCATTTCCCAAGAAGGTTGCATACGCTAAAAAATCATTTGGGTCTAAACATGCTAAGTCTATTATGGCAGATAAGTCTGTTAAAACATTTATTCAAGCAGCAACCAAGTTGAATGAAGAGGGTTATACTCAACTTATAATGGTGGCAGGAAGTGACAGAATTCAAGAGTTCCAGCGCCTACTAGACACATATAACGGGAAACCTGACAAGAAGGGTAATATTGTTTTTGACTTCCCAGATGGCGTGAAGGTTGTCAGCTCTGGTGAGCGCGATCCTGACAGCGCTGATCCAACTGAAGCCATATCGGCATCAGTCATGAGAAAGGCAGCGCAAGATGGAGACTTTGATACATTCAAGAAGGGTTCGCCTCTGAAAGAACCTGATGCAAAGAAAATGTATTTGGATGTTCGTAAGTTCATGGGTGTGCGTGAAGAACGCGAGATGGGTGACGATTATGATTCATTGCGTGATGCATACCTCACAGGTAAAATCTGGAACGTAGGTGAGTCTGTAGAGACAGAACATGGTACAGGTGAGGTTGTTCGCAAAGGCACTAATTACATTTCTTACATGGTAGAAGGCGGTAAGGTATACAAGTCATGGTTAACAGATATTGCTGAACGCAACTATAAGAAAGAGTATGCAAACTATCAAGGAACACCAGAACAGATTGCTCGTCGTTCTTCAAGGAACAAGGCTCGTAGGGCAATGGGTGACAAGGTAGTAAAGGGTATGGACGTTGGACATAAAGACAACAACCCAATGAATAATGACCCGAAGAACCTACGCATGGAGAAACCATCTGACAATCGTAGAGAACCACGATTGC